CTTAATTCAGATGGATATTTTATATTGAATATATCAGGTACGCCAACATAAACATCATCAACTACATTGTAAAATAATTCAATACCAGAACCATCACCTTCACTATTAGATGGTACTAATATTATTTTATAATTTCCAATTATAGTAAATACTTTAGCAGGTATTATAATACCAGCATATTCCGTACTACCATCGAATAATTTATCAAATGTAAATTTTTCATTATTTACATAAGCTGTAACTTTCTCAACAGCAATACCACCTTTAATACCAATTGGTATATCGGCTTTTGTATTTATATTATAAATCCTATCATAATTAGGATTTGTCAATTCTATTGATGGTACTGCTTTGGTTGGTACAAATACTGGTTCGGTTGTAACAACAATATTATAATCTGCATCTAATGTTATCTTAGCAGATAAACTATCCAATTCAAGACTATCAGTAGCACTATTTGCTTCTAATACTTGACTTTGTCTATTAGTAGAACTAATTTCTATTTTTGAAATTCTGTACTTTAATAAATCGTTTGATGATATTGTTAATGTATCACCATCATCTCCAAGTATACTAGCTACACCAGCTGATAAAATCGTACTATCAGTATTATTTTTAATAACTAATACTCTATCGGAGGTATCAGCTGTTACTGTTACTTTATATTTTGGTAATGCTGGTTCATCTACTACAATAGATTTTTTTACTAATGTAAACGATAAATTTTGAATTTGGTCTACAGACTCATAATCAACATTTGTTACAACTCCACTATTATAGTATTGTACTCTAAATTTATATGGTGGTGTGTTTGTATATGACCAATTACTATTATTGTAACCACTGTATGCTATATCACTACCAAATCCAAATGATAATCCAGATACTCCAGTATTACCACTCATTCCACCAAATATAGATGAGGCGGGATTTATATTAAAGTTTCCATATATTGGAATATAATCTGGATTGTTTATTACATTGATTATATATTGTTCATCCGTTGTATATCCTTCTTTCTCAACAGTAATTGTTCTCTTACCACCTTTGAGTATAATATCGCTAAGCAAATTTGTTATTCGTTCCGGAGTTACTTTATATGTAAGTTCTCCATCCATTACAATACTAGCACCAGGTATATTAGATGATATATTTAATAAATTTTGAAAATCGGAATTAACAGTACCAGCGGGAGCAGTTTTATCTATTGGAGGATTGTATGCACTACCACCTCCGCCGCCACCTCCACCATATGTTACAATAACATCAGTATTGCCGCCACCCATCTCAAAGCCACTGTCTGCGTACAAGGATTGCTGCGTACCTGCTATTACATCCATATCTGATAATACTGCCATTTTTATTATTTAATAAATATTTTATTGTATATTTTCCCTTTGATTATTATCTCTCTCAAACACCTGCTCTCTACCTAATCCAGTTCCAAAATCTCTTTCAAAGTAGGCACCACCACCCCCACCTCCACCATATGATGGATATTCAACAGGAGGATTAAATTTAGGTATTGGTTCTGGTTCTGGTTCTGGGTCTAATGGAGTTGGTTCTGGAGCAGGTGGTATTTCCTTTTCTTTTTCTTTTTCCAATTTAACTTCTTTATCAAGCTGTTTTACTTTAATACGTTCCACTTGTTTAATTTCAGGAGGAGTTGTATCAATATTTATATCAGATGCTGTTCTTTGTAAAACCTGACCAACTATATCTAAACTTTCATCCGTACCAACATCATAAGTAGTTCCATATACAACATCAGGCGTAAGCAAATAATAATCAATAGCTTTTATAACTAATTTATAACAAGTATCTTTTATAGTATTTTTTGATAATTCTAATGTTGGTTTTGTTGCTTTAGGTTTTCCATAATTCAAATCCTTTACATCCGATATTCTATTGGTAAACTCATATATTGCAGATTGCATGAATTTGTTATGAACACTATTAACAAATATATCAAAGCTTTGTATTTTGAATTCGTTTCTCATTTTATCAAACCATGCATCCGAATACTTTGCTTTTATTGCTGTTGCTATTAACGATGGATTTACTTTTTCAATGAAATTAATTGCATATACTATCGTATCCTCTCTAAATTCACCATCTCTTAAAAATATACCATATCTTTCAAATAATTCACTATTGATAGTTTCTGGTCTTTTTAGAGGAAGTAATCTAACTTCTGTTCTTGATGGAGATATTTCAGATATCCATAATTTATCAAATTTAGAATCACTACCAACTCTTTTATTTACAAGAGTTATTTGTGTTTTGAAAATACCATTATTATATCCTGCCTCTTTTATCAATCTTTCTATATCGATAAAATATTCGTTTGGAAAATTAAAAGCTTGAAATAATGTACCATCTGCTATTAAAAAATAATCTCTGATATTTTGAGTTGTCAATGGTACATAACGAACTAAACCATATTTGGTTTGTGGTAATTGGTTATCGTTTACATCATATATTATAAATTCTATCGCATCGGCATCACTTAATCCAAAAAAAGACTGTAAATCTCCTCTTTCAAAGATTTCTCTATCTTTTGAATTTATTCGATATCCTTTCGAATCAACTACATCCTTAAAAAATTGTATAGCCATATTTTATAATCTATAATTATATACTCTTGTTAAAAACTCTTTTTCTTCTGTAGTTTTACCTTCCGATGAAACTTTTATTTTCAAAATAGAATCATATGTATTGTATCTACTAGCAATTGTACCAATCCAAGTTCTCCAACCACCATCCATTTTCGTATTTAATTTAACAGATGGTTTCAATTCAAACTTTTGAGTTTTTCCCTTTGCAACAGTTGCTTTTGCCGATGGGGTCCATTCCCAAACTCCAAGTGCATCTGCCAATTCAACAGTTACATCACTAGCAACAGCATATACTTCTATAAACTTACTATGTAATGTTTCGGATATACCACCTGCTCCTTTCAGAGTTCCATGGTCATTATCTAATATAATATAATACGTTTTATTATCTATGCTATTATTTGATAATGGTGCCTTTTCAAATTTTACAGTTGCTAAATCACCAGTTGAAACAGCCCCAGCTTCTAATTTTGCTTTTTTACCAAACAATTCTTCTCTAAGTAAATCATTTTGCTCTTTAAGAGATTGATTTCTTGCAAATAAAGATACTCGTTGAATAGCTTCGGATGTTGCTTTTTGTATAGCGTTTTGTAATTCAACAATAGTTGTTTGAATTTTAGATGTTGCAGTTGTTGTTTGATTTTGAGATGCAGCTGCTATTAATGCTTCATTATCTACTTCGACACGTAAACTTTGAGATACGATTTCTAGTTCTTTAACCTTGCCAGTTAAATCGGATATTTCAACATTTAAGTCTTGAATTTCATTTGTTAAATTTATTATAGATTGAGTTGCATCATTATATATAGAACGTAATACTGTATCAGGCAAATCAGGTGCTGTGATTGGAATCAATTCAACTATTTGAGTATCTATTGATTTTAATAATTCCGCATTATCATATTTTGGCTTAACAAGTTTTGCAGCAGTAACTCCGTCCTTAACATCAATTTCTTCAAATAAATTAATGCCATATGTACTTTTTGATTTGATTCCTAAAGAACCACTAATCAATATCTTACCAATCAGTTCTTCGTTTTGTAAACCCGTTTTTCTCATAAATTAATTTACAACAATAAAAGTGATATCATCATCAAAGTATTGAATAGAGCCATCTATATCAATCTTAAATTCTATTTTATATACTCTATTAGTTTCCCAATTTCGTAAATCTAACTTTATATAATTACCATCAGCATCACAACTAACTTTAGAATATTCTCCGAATGGAATTATAATATCATTAGAATTAAAATCTTTAATTTGATAATATGTTGCTTCCGGTAAATATTTTTTTGTTTTATATGAAAATTGATTTGTAAAAGTTTTCAACGGATATAACTCCCTACCAAATACTCTAAGTTTAGGCTGTGTACCTAATTTATATTCTTTCTTAAAGTTAGTAATACCAACTTTAATATTCTCATCGATTAATGCGGATAATGAACCTGTATTAAATGTTTGGTCATCCCAACCTATTCTAATTTTTGGCTGATATATTGTATGGGTTTCTTTACTAAACAATTTAACAATACCATAATCTTTGGTATCCGTTTCTTTTATTGTTGGGTATTTAATTATAAATCCATCATTTGGAATAGAACCACTTACCCAGCTTTGAACTATTTGTTTAACATCCATATGGATATCAGCTGTACTATATGAAAACTCTTGTTGAGCCGTATATGCTGAGTACCAAACTCCACCTCTACCATCATATGAACCAGTTGAACCTGGAGCTAAATTAGGTAATATTCCATCGGTAGTAACATCACCCAACCAAAGCTTTTTACTATCACCTTCTCTATATCTCCAAGTAACACCAGCAGTTGATATCTCATCAAATCTAGTACCAATACCCATATCCCAACTACCGGATACTGCATGTGCATATAACGTATATTCTAATGGAATTTCTTCACTTTCGGTTTCTCTCATAACAAGAGTAACCTCATCTAATTTAACGTTACCATCTACAATTGATTGTGATAAATAAGACAAATCAAATCGTATTAATGTTCTTGAATAATCCCTAACACTACCATAATATACTTTACTAACTTCTAATACCTCGTCTAAACCAGTATTTTGATTTGGTTGTTGTAAATATATTGATGCATCTTTTGATGCTGTTATAAAATTATACATATTATTTTACCCTCCCTCTTATATCCGAATCCGGAAATTTAATTTCAAAAACCGAAGGGTCTAAAGATGGATATACAATCTTACCTTTAGTTGCCGCTGTTATATTATATGAATTTGGTGCATAATTGCCACCACATTTATTAGTTACTTCTAACATAGGTACGGATGATACCCCCTCTACATTAGATATTAATAATTCCACTTCACTCAAATTGATTGTTTGATTAAATGTCCAATTATCTATTGAAAAATATCTTTTTAATTCACTTATACAATTAGTTAATACTTCACTCTTATTATAGTTTTTATAAGCTGTTATTTCAAAATTCAAACCAATATTTATTACAAACCCATCAATTACATTAACACCATCTGTTAAAATCTTATATTCATTCAAATATGTTTTCAAATTTTCTTTAACAGCTCTATTAATAGGTGTAAGATTATTATTTGTATCATATCCAAGCAAATATAAGTTTATAGCAAATGGATTATTTTTTTCATTATCATTTGAAGTTTTTCCAACTAAAAAATTTCTTATTTCTTCTTGTACTGTTTGTTGAGTTGGTTCTTCACTATCAGGCTTATTTACAAATGACATAACCAAATCAGTAAATTCTTGCAAATTATTTGGAGATGCTAATATCGATGATGGTGAGTTATTATCTAACGTACCATCTGCGGTTGCATATGCTTTAGCAATACCACCATATTTGGATGGAAGTGATAAAACTCTTACTTGATAATCTTTTGCAGTTACGGCTCTATTTTGTGAACCAAAATTTGCTAATGCATTTTGTCTTATTTCTTCTATCGTTTCACCACCACGACCACCAGCGGCCGCTGCTTCATTATCAACTGCCAATGAACTCCTAACAGAATCAAATGCAGATAATTGAGATTGTGTAAATGTACCAGTATCATTATCTAATTCAAATCCTACTATTTTTATTAACGTTCCTTTTGGTACATTAGAAGTAACACCACCACCTACTAAATATTTTATTGTAATAGATGTATTTGCAGGAGATGTTCCGTATGTTTTTGTTTTTAAGAAATTAGTTGGGTCAAATGATTCCTCTAATCTACTAATTGAATTTGGTAATCCCAATCCAACATTTTTAAGATTTGGAATTAATTGTTCATCTGATGCAGTTGCATCCCCAGCACCAAATTGAATTGTAGTTGTACTATCCGAATTAACTTTTGTTACAAATCTTCTTGGAGTCTTTAATGTTTTTAGAATATATGGTACAGTTGTTTTGAATTGATATAAATCAGGATCATTAGCTTCTGTGTTTGGATTATCTATAAAAACCATTTCTTGTGCTAAATATGGAACTTCATACCACTTATTATTGTTAGAATCCCTAACATCAACAACTTGTATAACATTTGTATCTAATAACTCTATTGTTTGAAACGGAGTATATGTTCCAAATGTATATGTATTTTCAATCTGAATAGCTGATATTGCTTGTATATATTTTTTAACTAAATAAAATACAGGCTCTCCTGTAATAGAATCAGTTTGATATACCATTATCTCTCTATTTTCATTATCAGAAAAATCAACAACATCTGTTGTTCTAAATATTACATCAGGTACATTGGCTTCAACCGTCATTCCCTCTTTTATTCTTAAATAATATTTTTCATCAGGTTTATTATTAACACCACTTCCTATCGATGGTACTAATTGATATACTGATAAGTTTACTACTGCCGGCGCTGTTACTTTTGGTTTGTAACCCAAATATTGAGATAATGCCAATACATTTGCAGAATCTTCTGCATAAACCATCATAGATTCTTTTAATGTATCATCTACATAATAAGATAAAACATCACCAATATATGATGCCATTTCTATAAACATCATACCAGGTGATGTTTCGTTAAAATCACTATATGATTTTGGAAAATATGTTTTTGCAAATTCAATAAGATTATCACGGAAAGCAACAAAGTCTTTATTAAGATAATTTATATCCTTTCCTTTATTCTTAAAAATTTTATTTGTAGTTTGTATTGCCATTTTTATTTAGTATTATCCAGCCGAAACATTAAAAGTTACTGTATTCAATTCAGATGCTCCTGCTATTGAAAACGTAAGAGATACATTTACTGTATTTGCATCTTTTAGAGAATCACTTGCATCTATATCAATTTGTTCTATATTAACATAAGGTAACCACTTACCCATAGTACCAATAATAGCTTCTTCTATTTTGGTTTCTATTTCATCAGTTTCCGGCTCAAATAAAATCTCTTGAAGACCGCTTCCGAAATCAGGATGCATAAGCCTTTCACCTCTTTTAGTAAGTAACAAATTTTTTATATTAGAACTAAGTTGGTCTATTGTTGTAAACGATTGATTGAAAGCAGTATTAGTTATTTGAATTGGTAAAGTTATACCTATTGCATAGTCATTATACGTTTCCGTATCTTTTACCAATCTAGTACCTAATATAATTGCCATTATTTCTTAAATCTTTTTACAAGTTCTGAATAATCTCTGTTTAATGCTTTATCCAATTCAGGCACCCCAGTCTGAACACCTAATCCAGTTGGTTGAGGTCCTTTAGCCATTTCACCATAACCCATTTTTTCAGCCAATGCAGTTTTACCTACAATAGAACCCATATCACCTTGTCCAAAGTTCATTGTTCGAAACCCACCATCTCCTTGTGGGATTCCACCACGTGTTTCATTAAGGATTTGATTAATCATTGGGTTTTTACTGAATTGTTTTTGTGGTACTACTTTTGTAGATACAGATTCTTCAATAAGCTCATCATCTAACATAGCTTTAGCCATTGATAATCCAGTAGTTTTTGGTTTAGCAGGTTGTTTACCCTCTGCTAACATTTTTTTCATCTCAGCCTTCACACCTTCATTAATTAAAGCAGGTAATTGCTCTTTAAGTTCCTCTTTAATAAGAATTTGGATGGCTTTTAATAATTTGTCCGTATTCATACTTTATTATTTGTTATGTTTATAAATATTTGAATTAAGTATTTTTGGGATTTATTAAACTTTGGCTACATAGAACCCCCAATACTCCCAATGCCACATTTCATCAACACCACCACCATCAGCTAATCTTGCTGGGTTATACCATCCATATTTAGGTCCATTATTGGATAACCATCTATATAACGATGATTTTTCTCTACCTGCTTTATTAATAGCTGGGTTTCCACTTCCTCCTACTTGCCTATATAGTTCGGAAAAATCAATTGCAATTCCCCAACCATGTGGTGAACTACCAGGCTTTGCTATCGTTGAACCAGTTCCTAATGATTGCTGATGTGCTACACTTCTATACGCAGATGTCATTGTCCAAGTAACCCCTTCTGCTTTTGCTTGTTTTTTTAATTTGAAATATTGTATAGCTGCTTCTGGATGTAGTAAATATTTACCATTATATCTATAATTACCTCCATTTTCAACAGCAGTCATAGCTTCTATTGGAATGTACCCATTTGGATACTTACCATTAAATATTGGTGGAGCTGGTACTCTTGTTGCTCCTACATTTCCATATATTTTTGGTGGAGGTCCTTCTGCTATTGCTTGTGGGACTGTACCATCTGCACTTTGCTGTCCAAATATTAC